GAAAAAGGATTTCAACAGATCAATAAAGCCACTAGCACAGGAGTTATAACATCAAGGTTTCTAGGAACGAAACCTGATTTAACTAGCTTAACTGCTACATCAGTGGCAACAGCGGGAACATTAACTTATACAGCTAATGTAATTACGGTTAACAACTTCACTGGGGCGGCAACACAAGCTGTTACTTTACCCTCAGCGACAGTAGGAACTTATGTAGTTCATGCTCAATCAGATGATTCAACTGGTGGTACAGCTGTTCTTACTTTTACATGTGCAGGATCTGATGTTTTTAGAACTGGTTCAAAAGTGGAAAGTAGAGCCACTGGAGCGGTTCAAACTATAGATACATCGATAGCAGATGAAACGGTATTAACGTACACACCTGCGAACGCAGCAACTAATAGTTTAACTCATGGTTGTTATCTGTATTTTACTTGTTTTGAAAAAGGCATTTGGAACTTTGCTCATGACTTATCAACAGCAATGACTGCAGACACAGGCGCAGCTGCTTGGAGTTAATAGCTAAATAAAATAATGTGAGCTTCTTCGGAAGCTCACACTTAAGGAGAAAAATTATGGGATATCCAGTAGATATAAAAACAGTTAATATTACCACTGCTACGACTACTACAGTCTTTGATGGTCCAGCGAGAATATTAGCACTTTCATGGGTGGTACCTACGAATGTTGCAGCTGGCACAATAACAGTTAATGATAATACTACAGCTATGTGGGTAGTTAATACACCAGCTACAAATGTATCAGGATACTTATCACCAGTTACTGGACACATAAAATTACCAGGAACAGGGATTAGAGCTAATACCAGTTTAAAAGTTACAAACGTAGCAGTCACACATGTAACTGTTTATTATGGATAGGAATTGTAATGGCAAATACTACTTCCTCATCATACACATTTGATCAGGATTTTTCGATAGATGAAATTATTGTAGATGCGTACGAACGTATCGGTTTAGTTGGCACTGCAGGTCATCAACTTAAAACAGCTCGAAGATCTTTAAATATTCTTTTTCAAGAATGGGGAAACAGAGGAATTCATTTTTGGGAAGTAGGAAACACAAATATTAATATCATAGTGGGTTCTTCAACTAATGTGGATGCAACTGACGAAGGTGCTGGAACCTATACTTTCTATAGAAATTCAGTTGATAGTGCTGCAGCAGCAGCGGCATCACCACAAGCAACAACAGTTCCTGTAGCAAATATTTATGGTATTACCGATATTCTAAATGTTACATACCGACAAAATTATAATACAACTTCTCAATCAGATACTGGTTTAACTAAAGTTGCTAGAGATGCTTATGCTGCCACAGCAAATAAAGCATCCCTTGGAACTCCTTCACAATTTTGGGTTCAACGATTTATTGATAAAGTTACAATTACACTTTATCCTTTACCTAATTCAACGGCAGCATCTAATTATATAAATGTTTATTATGTAAAAAGAATTCAAGATGTGGGAGCTTATAGTAATGCAACAGATACTCCTTATCGATTTATACCTTGTATGGTTTCAGGACTTGCTTATTATTTATCTATGAAGTTTGCGCCACAAAGAACACAAGAAATGAAATTATTATATGAAGATGAATTTGCTAGAGCATTAGCAGAAGACGGTTCTGCAGCTAGTACTTATATAACCCCTAAAACTTATTATCCAAATATATAATGGCTAGATTTTCAAAAGGTAGTAGAGCACTTGCAATATCAGACAGATCTGGTGCAGCATTTCCATATAGAGAAATGGTTCAAGAATGGACGGGTGCATGGGTTCATAATTCTGAGTTTGAAGTTAAACAACCTCAATTAGAACCTCATCCAGTAGGAGCTGATCCTCAAGCTTTACAACATGCAAGACCTTCAAGAACTGCTCCCGCAGTTACACAGTTAATGCCTTTTAATCCTTTTATAACATATGGTGCAGGATCTGCTTATATAAATGTTAATGTACCAAATCATGGCTTAACGAATGGAGACACTTATCGTTTTAGAGGAACACCAACAACAGCAGGAGCTTATACAGATCCCGCTAGTTGGGATGGAATTACAGGAGCTAAAATTGCTTTAGCGGCAGGATATGCTATTGTTACAGGAAAATATGTAGCAGGTGCAAGAGATACAGATTTTACAACAGACTGGTTTTATTTTGTTATAAATACTGATACAGCTACAACAGGTGGAAAAGAAGGAGGAGGTTATCCAGTGTCCGTTGGACCGGTAACTATAGAAGCATAATGGCAGGCGGATTAACAAGTTATTCATATACAACACTAACAACAGCAATTCAAAATTACTGTGAAGTAGATACAACGGTATTTACTGCTACTGTTACAGATCAATTTATCATGAATGCAGAACATAGAATCAATCTTGATATACCTATGGACTCGGATAGACAAGAATGGGAAGGAACGGTTGCTGCAGATGTTAATACGGTTAGAGTTCCCGCTGGTTTTCAATTTGTAAGAGGGGTAAAAATTTTTAATTCTACAGCTAATGCTAATGAACAAGGTCAATGGTTAGAGAGACGAGATCAAACTTTTTTAAGTGAGTATGTTGGCTTCAAAACAGGCCCTTCAGGCTCTACTGCATCAGGAGCAGATGTAACAGGACTCCCTAAATATTATGCGATGTTTGGAGGAGCAACAGGATTAACAGATACTACTTCAGGATCTATTTTAATGGCTCCTACTCCAGACGCTAATTATGTTATTAAAATATATGGAAATGCAATGCCAACAGGATTAGGTTCAGGAGCCGACGGTAATTCTCATACATATGTGAGCAATTATTTTCCTCAAGGGCTATTATATGCTTGTTTAGTGGAAGCATTTAGTTTTTTAAAAGGTCCACAAGATATGTTGACATTATATGAGCAAAAGTATACACAAGAACTACAGAAGTTTGCAGCAATGCAAATTGGTAGAAGAAGACGAGACGATTACACCGATGGAACATTAAGAATACCCATCGAGTCACCGCCTCAATAACTAGGAGAAAATTTATGGCAATAACATCAGCAATTTGTAACAGTTTTAAAGTTGAGATTTTAACAGCAACACATAACTTTACTGCATCAAGTGGTAATACTTTTAATCTAGCTTTATACACAAGTTCAGCAACTATTAATAAATCTACAACTGCATATAGTTCAAGTAACGAAATTTCTAACACATCAGGTTCTGCTTATTCCGCAAAAGGAAAAGCTCTTACCAGTGTAACACCTGTTTTATCAAGTGATACAGCGGTTTGTGATTTTGCTAATGTCTCTTGGACATCTGCTTCATTCACAGCTAACGGATGTTTAATTTTTAATGATTCAGCATCTGGAGATCCAGCATGTTGCACAATCGCTTTTGGTGGAGATAAAACTGTAACAAGTGGAACTTTCACTATAGAATTTCCAGCAGCTTCTGCGGGATCAGCTATTATCGGTATAGCATAAGGAGGAACTCCTTATGGCTATTAGAACTTACACAGTCACAGTAAGTAATCCTGGTTCTGGTAATAAATATTATATAGACGGAGTTTTACAAGATACTTTAAATCTTGGCGAAGGTTATACTTATGTATTTAATTATCCTTCAGCTCATCCTTTTAGATTTTCTACAACTAGCGACGGAACTCATGGTGGAGGTTCTGAATACACAACAGGCGTAACAGTAAATAGTTCCACACAAGTTCAGATAACTGTTGCTGCCTCAGCACCCACTTTATATTATTATTGTTCTATTCATTCTGGTATGGGTGGGCAAGCAAATACAGTAGATCCTAGTACGTGGGGACTTCTTACATGGGGATCAAATACTTGGAATGATCAATCAACTGTTACACAATCTCTAACAGGACAATCTTTAACAACAGCTCTTGGTACAGTCACACCTTTTAATGAAATAGGTTGGGGTTCGGATACATGGGGAACAGAAAATTGGGGCGAATCAGGCCTTGTAGTTTCTCTTACAGGTGTTTCAGCAACAACTGCTGTGGGTGCAATTGCACCTGAAATAAAACCTGGTTGGGGAACTTTAGATTGGGGTGAAAACGGTTGGGGAAGTGTTGACTCAGCTACAGAAACTTTAACAGGACTTTCAGCAATAGCTGCTGTGGGTGCAATTGCACCAGCAGATGTAATGGGGTTAACTGGAGTTGCCGCAACAGCGGCGGTAGGTGCTCCAACTGCACGAGTTGATAATACAACTACATTAACAGG